ACGGAATAGTATTCTTACAACGTGCATCTAGATTGAAACTTGAACGTGCTCTCAAGTCTAGACCAAAAGAGAGACAACGGAGAATTAACTATGAACGAAGTCAAGCCATTGCAAGAGCAATCAAAGATTTACAGTCCAAAAAGGATTCCGAATCTACTGGAGAAACCAGTAGCGAAGAACTTGATAATGTGGATGAAAAAACACACACACTTGAGAACAGTGGGTGATGGTTCAGATTATACTGCAGTAAATAAAGTACATATACATAACCAACACATCAGAGACTGTCTCAATGCAATTGAGTATAATCTAGTTGGTGAGATTCGTAAAATCTGTGATGCAGTTGTATTTCCTGAAATGACAATTCTCACTGAATGGGCGATTGGTTCTCTACAAGAACCTCATGTTGACCTTTACAGTAATCATGATGTTAAAGTAGGAGACGATGCTCCAAGTTTTTCTAGAGGGTGGACATGTATCATCAATCTAAATGATGACTTCAGGGATGGACGTACATACTTCCCACCATCTGAACACAATCCTAAATTAATAGAAGTTCAACCTGAAGCTGGAACAGGTCTTCTGTTTCAAGGCATTCACCATTTACATGGGGTTGAAAAAATTAGAGGTTGTCCACGATACACTATTGCAATATGGTTTACCACAGACTTAGGTAAAATCATGTACGATTCCCCCATCAAAGACCTCAATATAGACCACGTACAGGTTAGACTTACGTAGGACTTGACAATGCCCCCAACTTTTTGATACACTAGTATCATCAATTGGAGGTAAATATGTCAAATCAAGCAAACGACCAAATCATAGAAAGGGCTATTTCTGATGCAGAATCAGTAGTAGCAAGAATGTCTGATACCAAAGTAGAACAAGTTGGTTTCGTCAACTACGGTGTTAAAGGCATTCACAGAGATTGCTTAATAGAGAAAGTTGCAAATACTTTCTACAATGAATACATGGAGGCACCAACACTCCATGGTTAAGTACCTGAAAGAAATCACCAAGTGGGATGGGGATATCCCCAACCACACCTACATGGTAGATGAAAAAGGTAACCTTGTTGGTTACATCAAAACTGGAACTAAAGAGGAGATTATCTTTAAATCTCCAATGAAACAGTTCTCCAAATCTCATAGAAAATTCATAGACTTACGTAGGGGTTGACAAAGCCCCTCACTTTTTGATACCATATACACATGACTGAGAAATTAAGAACCCAAAAAGACACTCTTGCGAAACTGATGGCTACTGAAGACATCACTGTTGTTCATAAGAGAATTCCAACTGCATACTTTGATGTTAAGAACAGGATTCTTGCCTGTCCTATTTTCAAAGAAGATATCTCACCTGAACTCTATGACTTGTTCATGGGTCATGAGGTGGGTCATGCATTAAACACACCTTACGAAGGACTACACTCTACTCTTAAAGAGAACAGAACTCTTAAGGGTTACCTTAACGTTATCGAAGACGTGAGGATTGAGTCTGCAATTAAAAACAAATATCAAGGTCTTAGAAGGTCTTTCTTCAAAGCATACAATGAGTTGATGGAAAAGGACTTCTTTGGTATCAGTAAAAGAAACCTACAAGAACTTTCATTGATTGACAAAATCAACTTGATTACTAAAGTTGGTTCTAGGGTCAACATCAAACTGACTGATGAAGAAGAAACATTCCTTGACATGGCATATGCATGTAAGACTTGGGATGATGTTGTGGTTTGTGCTCAAGCAATTTACGACTGGTCTAAAGAGAATGAGACTAGGGATGAGAATGATGAGTCAATTGTTCCAACATCTTATCAGTATGAAGAGTCAGACTTTGAAGATGAAGACTTTGATGACTTCGGTGAAGACGAAGGTGAATACGAAGACGAAGATGGTCAAGGTGATGAAGGTGGGTCTGAAGACACTCTTCCTGATTTAGAATCAGAAGAGGGTGAGAAACCTGCTGATGCAATCTCTTCTGAAGAACCTGAAGAAGATGATGACACTAAAGATACTGGTACTAAAGTTATTGGTAGAAACGGTGGTGGTTCTTACGATGATGAAAACGGTGCAAGGGAGTCAATTACTGAACACAATGCACACAACAACGAAGACCAATATCTTTCTGATGCAAACATTATCAAAACTCAGTTCACTCCTCCTATCAAAGAATTGACTACTGAAGACATGTTAGTGTCATGGTCTCAGGTTAAAAAAGACTGGACTGAATATCTTTCAAAGAAAGATACACCTAAAGCAGAATTGATGGGTGAACACACTGCAAAGAAACTAGAACAAAAGTCTAGGAAGATTGTCTCTCACATGGCAAAAGAATTTGACATGAGACAGACTGCACAAAGAAGTAAACATGCATTCACTGGTAAGACTGGTAAGTTGGATATGAATAGACTTGCCAAGTATCAGATTGTTGATGATGTTTTCAAAAGAGCAGTCTACCTTCCTGAAGGTAAGAACCATGGTCTAAACGTAATGTTAGATTGGTCAGGTTCTATTTCTAATGAAGTGAAGGACTTGTTAGAACAGTCTCTAATTCTTGCAGAGTTCTGTAGAAAAGTTCAAATCCCTTACAGGGTTTATCTGTTCTCAGACTCTTATGGAAGAGATTATATCGGTAACAGGGATGCTAAACTGATTGAGTTGTTGTCTAATGAACAATCAAACAGAGACCACAAACTTGCATGTAAGTATATCGGATGTATCTACAATGAACACTTTTTAAGAAGTTTCTCATGGAGAAATTTTGAGAAAGCAGAAAAAGCATACAACGAATGGTTCTCACCTGTTGATGAACACTTTGGTGGTTACCTTTACATGCCTGGTTCTGTTCCAAGTGGTTATAATTTAGGTGGTACACCACTAGATGAGACACTAGGATACATGAGAGTGTTACTTCCTGAGTTCAATAAGAAGTATGGTATTGAGAAATCTATTCTCACTGTCATCACTGACGGTTTCTCTCACAATGGTGACTTGTATGATAAATCAGTTTCTGAAAATGATGACTGGGATAAACAATGGAAGTCAATTGAACAAGACAATGAGTACATCTACAGAGGTGGTGTGACTCAGTCTAGAGAATTGATTGACCCTTTCACTAAAAAGGTTTACACTTTCACCACTGAAAAGGGTTGGGATAGACACGAGTTCAAAAGAACTCAGAACATTCTCAACTGGATTGCTGACACTACAGGTGTCATAGTCACTGGTTACTTTGTTGTTGGAAAGAAACACGAAGCAATGAATGTCCTTTATGAGGCAACTGGAATGTATCATGACCAAGATTGGGCAGAAATCAGAAAGACTGGTAAGGTTTACTCAGTCCATGGATATAACAAATTGTTCATCACTTCATCGAATGCATTGAGAGTCGATGGAACTGATGAACTTGATGAAGAACTTGTCGATGCAAAGAAGGTTAGAATCTTGGCTGCATTCAAGAAAAATCAGAAATCTAAAACTACTTCTAGATTTCTAACTAATGAATTTATTAAGGAGATAGCATAATGGAACCATTGAAAATTGATGAACAATTCTATTGGGGTAGTATGAACACTAGTCCAATGTCTAAACTTGCTGATGCAATTATGGAGGTCGGGCCTTCACCCTGCATGAAGTTTGAATGTGAGAGGAAAGACTTATGTGCCACAGAAGGTGTTGAGTGTAAGGCATTCAGATTTTGGGTGAACAACGGTGCAATGGAAACTTGGTCTAAGAAGGAAGGCAAAATGGTTTCTATTGAAAAGGATGTGACTAGAATTTTAAGGATTATAGAATAATAGGGTTGACAAAGCCCCTCACTTTTTTATATAATATAAACTGATGATGAATAAGGAGACTACATGAATAAAAGATCATATGACAGGTCAGAGTCAATTTCGATTGACGGCAAACCCTTCCACTTTACCCCTGACAGGAAGGAATTTTTGGACTCACTTCAGAAGAAGTATCCAAATCAAACCTCTTTTACTAAAGAGGATTTCGAGAATCTAGGACATTTCCCCTACTGGGTGAAACATACTAGGTATAACTTTAAACAAGGTTCGGTGTTTAATCTCCAACCTATTTTGGGTGGTGGTTCCACTGCTAAGGTTGTTGAAATGAAAACTCCAACTCCTGCACCTCAGGTGACAGTCATGCCGACACAACAAGTGTCTAACATGCCAGTTGCTGCTGCAACTGAGTCTGTCAATTCTGACAACTTTAAAATCATTCCTGAGAAGATGTCGAACTACGTTCCTTTTGGACACTTTAAAGATGTTGAGAACATCATCAAGTCCAAAATCTTCTTTCCAGTATTTGTGACTGGTCTTTCAGGTAATGGTAAAACATTAATGATTGAACAAGTGTGTGCAAAACTGAAGAGAGAACTCTTCAGAGTCAACATCACCATCGAAACCGATGAAGATGATTTGATGGGTGGACACACTCTAGTCAATGGTAACATTGTCTTCAGAGAAGGCCCTGTCATCAAGGCAATGAGGAAAGGTGCTGTCCTTCTTCTTGACGAAGTTGACTTGGGTTCTAACAAGATGATGTGTCTGCAATCAGTTCTTGAAGGTAAAGGATACCTTATCAAGAAAACTGGTGAGTGGGTGACACCTGCAGAAGGTTTCACGATTCTTGCAACTGCAAACACTAAAGGACAAGGTTCTGAAGATGGAAAGTTCATTGGAACTCAAATCATGAACGAGGCAATGTTAGAAAGATTTGCAATCACTATGCAACAGGAATATCCTCCAGTGACCACTGAGAGAAAAATCCTTGCAAAGGAAATGGAATTGACTGGTTCGGTTGACCAAGAATTCGTTGAGAAACTTGTCGACTGGGCAGACGTTATCAGAAAGACCTTCTACGAAGGTGCAATTGATGATGTCATCACTACTAGAAGGTTGGTTCACATCGTGAATGCCTACAGAATGTTTGGTGACAAACTCAAGTCCATTCAAATGTGTATCTCTAGGTTCGATGAAGAAACTAGGAATGCAGTTCTTGACCTCTACACTAAGATTGATGCAGGGGTCAGTTTGACTGATGAAGATAATTCTGAAAACCCCATTGACGAATCAGGTACTGAAGAGGTATAATGGTGTCAATGTTTGGTAAAAAGATTAACTACAAGTACAATGAGGGTGAACTCCTAAAGGAGTTTGCCCAGTACATCGACAAAACGTATGACCAACATTACAGTTTGAACAAATACCAATCCACTGAATTTATTATTGACAGTGGACATGGTGAAGGTTTTTGTATCGGAAATATATTAAAATATGCACAACGATACGGAAAAAAAGATGGGAAGAATAGGGCAGACATCCTTAAAGTGTTGCACTATGCTTTGTTTATGTTATATGTGCATGATAAGGAGACTAATCAAAAATGATGAAAATTAGTGATAATACGAGGAGCATCCTCAAAAACTTTGCTACCATTAACAGTGGTATTAAAGTTGGAACTGGAAACCAACTGAAGACTATTTCAAATATGAAAAATATTCTTGCAGTTGCAACTGTGAATGAATCCTTTCCTAAGGATTTTTCAATCTACAATCTACCTGAGTTCTTAGGTGCAACTTCCTTATTGGAAGACCCTGAGTTTAACTTTGGTGATGCAAGTCTGACGATTGCAGACACGAATACAACCATGTCTTACTTCTATGCAAGTGAGGGAATGGTAAACTCACCTGAGAAAATGGTGACAATGCCTGATGCAGAAATCAAAATTGATTTATCATCTACACTTCTTTCTGAGTTGCAGAAAGCATCAAGTGTATTGGGTGTGAATGACTTGGTACTTGAATCAGATGGTACTAAGATTACACTTACTGTAAAGGATAAAAAGAATGCTACCTCTAATACATTCTCAAGAACTGTAGGAGAGAACACTACAGGTGTTAAGTATTCAATGAACTTCAAGATTGAGAACTTGAAAGTTCTAGATGGGAACTACGAAGTATTTGTTTCTTCGAAGGGTATTTCAAACTTCAAGAACAAAGATGTAGACTTAGAGTATTTTATTGCACTGGAACCTGATTCAAAATACAATGTTTGACCTATATATTGATGTGAGGATTGTGCCAGTCTCTGCAAATCTCACGGGAGCTTTCCAATCTCATCATCCTTCAAGGGTGGAAGGCACTGTGAACTCGGTGGGGAGTTCACACCTATGAAAGAAGAATTTCTTTATGTAGAAAGGTATCGTCCTCAAACCATTGAGGACACGATACTTCCTGCAAGACTCAAAAAAACTTTCCAAGAATTTGTAAAAAACGGTGAGATTCCAAATCTCATGTTATGTGGTTCTGCAGGTATCGGTAAGACCACAGTTGCAAAAGCACTCTGTAATGAAATGGGTGCAGACTTCATTGTCATCAATGGTTCGGATGAAGGAAGATTGATTGATACACTCAGAACCAAAATCAAAAACTTTGCATCTACAGTGTCACTTAGTGGTGGTGCAAAGGTTGTTATACTTGATGAGGCAGATTACATTTCTGCAGAGTCAGTTCAACCTGCATTGAGAAACTTCATCGAAGAGTTCTCTTCTAACTGTAGATTCATTTTCACCTGTAACTATAAGAACAGGATTATTCCGCCACTACATTCAAGAACAACTGTTATAGATTTTTCACTAACACCAACTGACAAACAGAAACTTGCTGGTATCTTTCATAAAAGACTATGTGATATCTGTGATGCAGAGAACATCAAGTACGACACTAAAGTGTTGGTTGAACTTATTGTTAAGTTCTTCCCTGACTTCAGACGTTGTCTGAACGAAGTACAACGATATGGTGTCGGTGGTGAAATCGATAGTGGTCTTCTCTCTACACTTAATGAAGAGAAACTCACACCATTGATTGATATGCTACAAGACAAAAACTGGGGTGGAATGAGAAAGTGGGTTGGTCAGAACTCTGACAACGACTTCAACACTCTGTATAGAAAACTATTCAATACACTTGAGGTGAGGTTAGAACCAACTTCGATTCCTGCTGCAGTCTTGTTAATCGCAGACTATCAATACAAGTCTGCATTTGCAATGGATAGTGAGATTAACTTTGTTGCATGTCTCACTGAAATAATGTCGGAGTGTAAATTTAAATGAAAATTAATAGACTAAGAGTTTTAACCATGATTTTTTGTTGGTTCGTCATTGGATTTTGGGTTGGTGCAGCTTATGCTAATCCATTAGAATTATAATGGGTAAATTAAGACAATGGTTTTTTAGATGGTTGGATAGACAAATTGAAAAGTCTCTTCAAAGACAAGCAAATAAACTGTTCATGAAACATCAAGTCAAAACTACAGACGGAGATAATACATGAGGGAAAAGGAGTATAAACAATTACTTCCTTTTGACCCAAATAAAAAGGTATTAGACCAATTTGGTTGGAACCCTGTATCAGTTATAAAACCAACTAAGTCGTCTAAAAAGATGTGGAGTCGTGCCTATCTAGACAATGTCGAATATAGAAGAGGGGAAGACATTGAGTATCTTGCAGGATTAAAGTTTAGTGAATTTCATGCTGGTATGGCAGAAAACATTATTCACTATTGGTCAATGAAGGGTGCAAAAGTTGTCGACCCATTTGCAGGAAGACTAACACGTGCATATGTAACTTCAAGTCTAGGTAGAACTTATGAAGGATATGATGTTGTTCAGAGAACTGTAGATGAATCTAATAAAGTTTTAACTGAAGACAACTTAAATGGAATCATCCATGTTGGAAATGGATGTGTCATGGAGAGGACTGAATCAGAAACTGCAGACTTAGTGTTCACTTGCCCACCTTATCACCAATTAGAAAAATATGAATCAGTTGATTATCAATTATCAGACATAGGAAGTTATGAGGATTTCCTAACTCAGATAGAGTTATGTGCAGAAAACTGTCACAGAGTGATGAAAGAAGGTGCATTTTGTGTATGGGTTGTAGGTGATTGGAGAGAGAAAGGTATATACAGGTCTTTCCACTCTGACCTCATTACTATCATGCAAAATCAAAAACTAAAACATCATGACACTGTAATTATGGAGAACCAGTCACCCTTTGCATCCCTTCAACTAGGAAAGGTTGCAGCCAATCGTTATACAAGTAAAATACATGAGTTCATACTTGTATTTAAAAAAGAGGGTGTACTAAACCCTGTATCCTGTGATATAATGGATACTATAACTTTGGAGGATTTTTTATCATAATGGGACAATATAAAGATAAAGTAGAGAGACAAAGACTTTTGTTGGAAGCAGAGAAATGGGCAGAGGGTATTAAAGATATCCACATACATTCAATGAGCAGTATGTGGTATGATGATAAACCTGAAGACACTACAAACAACAAAAAAGTAACTGACACTTCATACAACAATGGTCTTATCAAAAGAGAACAGGATGGTAAAGTTCTCAGATACTTTGGTGAACAACTTAAAGGTGATGCTCTTATAGATAACTATGTTAGACAAGTTTCACCCTCTGTTACACAATCCATTCTTAGGTAATGACTAAAACCAATCCATTTGATTTTGTTAAATCAGTCTCGTCTACCAAAAAAGATATCATGGTGGATGAGATTGATGAGAAGTCATACCAACCATATCTTGCAAACAAATCACTATCTTACCACCAAGATGCGATTCTGTTTACTAATGAAATGAACCTTAAGCACGGTCTCGACAACCGTCTTCAGTACCTCTTTTTCCTAAATACTCTTAGGAAAAGACAAAGGTTTTCTAAATGGGAGAAACCCCACATTAGTAAAAAACTCGATGTCGTAAAAGAGTATTATCAGATATCAACTAAAGAAGCACAAGAATATGTCAAACTTCTGTCTGATAAACAACTACGTGAGTTGAAAAACAGAATGAACATTGGTGGTACAAATGGATGAATTAGAATATATAACAAAAGACCTAGTAGAGGTCACATTCCCTCAAAAAGACGATTTCTTAAAGATACGTGAAACACTTTCACGTATTGGTGTTGCTTCACGAAAAGAACAAGAATTATTTCAGTCATGTCATATACTTCACAAAAGAGGTAAATACTATATCGTACATTTCAAAGAATTGTTTAGATTAGATGGGAAACCAACTAACTTTGATGAATCGGATGTTGCAAGACGTAACACCATTATTGATTTATTAAAACAATGGAACTTATTGAGTGTTGTTGACACTTCCAAAATTGAGGAACCTAAGGCTCCTCTATCTCAAATTAAGGTGATTCCTTTTAAGGAAAAATCAGAGTGGAAATTGACAACTAAATACTCAATTGGTAGTTCAAATACCTAAATACTACGTTAAATAAACTAACGGAGGAAAGCTATGTTCTCAGGAATTATAGACTTTGTTATGGGAATTTGGAACCTATTGATGATTGTCCCTGTGATAATCTCAATTTGTAGTGTTATAGTAGCACTTACACCTACCCCACACGATGATAAAGTATGGGCAAAAGTGTATAAATACTTGGAAGTTCTTGCTCTTGCAATTGGTAAGGCAAAGGACAAAAATCCATTATTGGATAAATAACTAATATATTAGTAGGAGTAAATTATGGAAATTTTTGTGATAGCACTAGTTGTATTAGGTGTCGCATTTTTCGTTTTGGAAAAGAGAAAAGGTGGTAACACTTCTTCTTCAACTTCCAGTCCTGCACCAGCACCTGCTCCAGTAGCAGATGCAAATGGTAATGGTGTCACTTCTAAAGCAGAGCTTAAGAAGTTAACCAAAAACCAACTGATTGAATATGCTGAAAAGAGAAATCTTAAAGTGAAGAAGTCAGGTACTAAGGCTGCAGTGATTAACGAAATCCACACACAGTTAAAATAAGTACAAACAATAATAACAATTGTTAGAAGGGGTCTTACGACCCCTTTTTTTATCTTAAGGATAGAAAGGATTCTCTCTGATATAATGAGGTAATTCTATTTTCTTATTTTCCCTTACAGTGTTCTTGATACTAGATGTAAGGTGTTTTTCCCTAAGAGATTTTTTGACTGCTCTCAAAAAGAGCAAAGTTTGATATTTAGTCATGTCAATCTCCGAAAAGATTGCGTTCCTTCAGCACCATTGCCTACTTCCGTCTATTACTAGATGAACGTAACAATGCGTTCCTTCGTCTTATGACTACTTCCGTCTATACTTCAGATAAAGTATAAATGAACGTACAATTATTTAGGTTCACAACTAGTTCATTTCCATAAATAAGTGTATGGATTTCTTTGAATTTATAGGCGATGTCGGAACACCAATCGCAGGTGCGATAGTGATGGGTGTTTTTATCTTCATCGTTCTAAAACAGATTCTTGAGGGTATAGTGGATAACATTAAAACCCTAACAATGTTCTGTTCTTCATTAGAGAATAGAGCAAGAACTATGTCAAATGAAATGATAAAAATTGATTTGTTAGTATCAAGCGCACTAGACTTGAGACCTGACATCGAAAGAATCTCTCGTGCAGAAAACTTTATCGAAGACGGTAAACTGGATGTGAGGAGAGACTAGCGGAGAGGACACAAAGACAATGGATTTTACTGAAATCGCACAAGTAGTCAAGGACTACGGATTTCCAGTTGTTATGAGTGTCGGTATGGGATACTTCATATACTTTATATGGAGTTTCATTTCTAATCAAATAGAACCTGAAATTGAGAAAATGCATATGGCGTTGATACGTGTTATTGACCAAACTCGTATGCTTGATCAGGACATGATTAGATTGCAACAAAAAGTGAACGTGGTTCTTGAGTACAGAAAACGTGATGAATTGATTGAAGAGGCGAAGGAAGATGAATTACTCAAGGAATATAAACAGAGGGAAAACACACATGAATGATAGAGATTGGAAACTATTGAAATCACAAATGGGCCCACAAATTTGGACAGGAAAAGATTTATTCATGCAGTTTGTGCTTGGAATTGTCATAGGAGTGTTTTTTACACTTCTTTTGTCAATGAATGCAAATGCAACTGAGATAGTACACAAGTTTAAAAACCCATCCTTTAGTGGGATAGGTACTGGTTCTCATTATCTCACGATTGAGAACCAAGAGCATTCTCGTAAGAAAACAATAGAGGATGCTTTGGAGGCAGCACGTAAAGCTGCAGAACGTGAGGCAGATAACACTACACTTGCAAAGTTTATTAGAAACTTAGAGAGTAGAATTTATGCACAGATGGCGAAACAACTTGTAGAGTCAATGTTTCAAAATGACAATCCAGTAAGGTTTGGTTCATTTGTGTTAGAAGGTTCAACGATAACGTATGAAGTGATTACCAACGAAGACGGTACAGAGTATATTAAGATGACGATTGTTGCAGAAGATGGTTCAACAACAGAAATACAGATTCCAATTGGAACAGGATACTTTGGTAGTGACTATGGTACGACTACTGACGGTTAGTCTAATATTTGGATTGCTATTAACATCATGTGCATCAGTCCCACAGTGGTCTGATAATCCTGCTGATTGCGCTTATGAAACTGGAAGGTTTGATGAGGGTTTCGGTAGAGATGTGGTTACAGGTGTTGCAAAACAAGTTACACGAAATTATATTTGTGTTGAGAGTCCACACGTAGTAGACCTACCATCTTATTTACAATTATTAGATTTACCGCCTGCAGAAACAAAACCTGTAGTTGCAGTGTACAACTTTGCAGACTTAACAGGACAAAGAAAGTACAGAGAGAATCTTGCAGATTTCTCAACTGCAGTTACACAAGGTAGTACTGCAATGTTAATCGATGCATTGAAAACTGCAGGAGGTGGAACTTGGTTTAGAGTCGTAGAAAGACAAGGACTTGATAACCTAGTAAGAGAAAGACAGATTATTCGTTCTGCAAGACAAGAATATGCAGACGAAGAGTCACAAGGAATTGCACCCATGTTATTCGCAGGAATGATTATTGAGGGTGGAATAATTGGTTATGATACTAACATCGAATCAGGTGGACGAGGCGCACGGACACTTGGAATCGGATTTAGTAAACAGTATCGACAAGATATTGTTACAGTCTCAATCAGAGCAGTTTCTGTTTTGACTGGGGAGATATTATTAAACGTCCAAACTACTAAAACAATTTTGTCATATGGTAGTGGGGGTGATGTGTTCAGGTTCGTTGAACAGGGAACACAATTAGTTGAATATGAAGACGGTGTGGGAAAAAACGAGTCTGTCACTTATGCAGTGCGAACTGCAATAGAGGCAGGAGTATTAGAAATAATTAATCAAGGCCACTCACGTGGTTATTGGAAAATAGAGGGAAGAGAATAATGTTAAAATATTTATTAGGCCTAAGCATGTTATTTTCGTCTTTCATGTTCGCACAAGCGTCTGACGATAATGAGATTAATATTAGTCAAACTGGTGACACTTTGACACTATACATCGACCAAGTCGGTTATGGTAACAAAATTGGATTGGATGATTTTTCATCAAGTCCATCGGCAATGCCTATCACTGGTACTAGTTTAACTTTCGATATCGATCAGATTGGTAATAGTAATTTACTATATGGTACCCTTACTGCAAACTCCTCAACATATAACATGTTGTTTACTGGAGATTCAAACGTATGGGATTGGTTGATTGGGGACACAGGAAGTTCTGACAGTTCTGCATTTGATGTTGACATCACAGGTAGTTCTAACACAATGGATTTAGACCAAGGAAGTTTGTTCCAAGCAGAAAGACTGGATTTTGATTTAACAGTTATAGGTGATTCAAACGTATTTGATGTTGACGTAGAAGCAGATGATGTTATTTGGAACTTTGATATTACAGGTGGTTCGAATAACTTCAAGACTTTACAAAAAGACGGTGCATATCAGGAAATCAATTTTACATTGAGTGGTGATAGTGCAGACGTAGACATAAACCAATTAAGTGGTACATGTCCTACAGGAGTGTCTTCATGTAAAGGTATAATCACTTTGGATGTAACGAGTGACAATGCAACTATTCAAATCAATCAGAAAGACTCAGCTAACGATTCTTAGTATTGTACTTCTATCGGTGTCTGTTCATGCAGACACCATAGGAGACATAGTAGAGTCAACTGGAGTCGGTGCAATCTTTCGTTCAAACGAAGAAATACCCTCATCTACCAATTTAGGAATCAACCTATACGATGAGGCAAAAACACAAAACGGTAGAATGCTCATTGAGTTTCTCGATGAAGAGGAACTTGCATTAACTGAACACACTATAGTGTACATCGATGAGGCATACTACGACCCTGACCCATCAAAATCTAAAATGGCAATTCGAATGGCAAGGGGAACTGCACGATTCGCTTCAGGTGCAGGAAACAAAATCAAAAAAAGAAACATAAGTGTCACAACACCTACGGCACAGATTGCAATCAACGGAACAGATTTTACAACAACCATAGATGAACTTGGACGTTCACTTGTGGTACTTTTGCCAGATGCATTTGGTGATGCATCAGGTGAAATAGTAGTGTCAAATGAAGGTGGTCAAGTAACACTTACAGAAGCATATTCTGCAACGATGGTATCGTCATTATCAACACCACCTACACCAACAGTCACAATACAAAATGTAACCCCCTCAATGATTGATAATATGTTCATTGTAAACCCACCTAAGGAGGTCTCAGATGCGATACAAGAACAGGCACAGGATGATTTAGACCAAGACCAAGGGTTATTGGATGTAGATTTTTTAGAATTTAATGATTTAGAACAAGATGCATTAGAAGATACTGGAGGAGACTTAGAATACTCTGCATTAGATGTGGATTTCTTAGATGTAGACTTCCTTGTTGACTTACTAGATGTAGTGGAAGAACTTGTAAAAACCACAAAACAACTTGCTGACCAACAAGAAACTTCAGGTGATTCAGGTGAGTTTGTTATCAAAGGTGCAAACTTTGGTAAGAACGATGATTCGCAGTATAATGTCTTCATCGAAGATGGTGGTATCGTCTTTTATCGTGATGTTAACGGTGTGATATCGTTAAAATTTGCAGCTGGTGCCAATATAACACTAGATACAATAGTTGATGGATATGAAGGTATCATCACCACAAATAGTGGAGATAGTATAGATGTTAGGATACGTCAAGTTAACTAAATATAATACCTAACCAATATGGAGGAAAAGGTATGTTAAAACACCTAGGAAAACTCCGTGACTTGCATGAGGACAGATTGTTCTCAATTCAAAAGTCACTAAGACTGGATGACTACCACATGATGTGGATTGCATTCGGAAAAGGAGTTCTAGTCGGTATGTTTTTGCTATGGATATTTTAAATAATAAAAAAACTAAGGATAAACCACTCTTAATCATAGGGTGGTTAATCCTACTCTCATATTGTTCAGTTGCATTCGCAGATGACAATACTATAACAATAGAGCAGATAGGTTCTAGTAGTCACGTCTATGTTAGAATTACTCAAGAAGGTTTCGACAATCTTATCACAACTCAATATGACGGAAGTGGAATGTACATTGACTTCAATCAATTTGGTAATGGAAATGTAATGAACGCAAACATTAAAGGAAATAGCAATCAAGTTATAGGTCAACAATTTGGTGAAGATACTCATACAATTAACATAGATGGCGATTTCAATCTTGCAGGAACCTATTACGGCACAAGTCAAAACAATAATTTGACAATTAATCTTTTGGGTGACGATAACTTTGGGGCAATAGAGGCAAGAGGTAGTGGTGGTCATACAGGAACTTTAAATTTAGAAAATGGTGCAAGGGTACAAGTATTCATTGATACTTTAATACCTGATACGTTTTCTATATCACAGTATTGTGCAACACCACCTTGTGGTACTTCAACAATCACTCGAAACTAATGTACTCTTGGAAGACAGTCTTAATTACAATAGGACTTCTAGTCGGACTCAAAATTTGGAATCCATACATTGTAGAAAACATCCAATGGTCATGGTTCGATTTCTTACACCAACAACAAGAAAAGATTACAAGTGATGATATTGTCTTAGTAGACATTGACGAAAGGTCACTAGAAGAGTTCGGACAATATCCATTCAAGAGAGGTATCTACACTGATTTACTTCTTAACTCTCATTACACTAACACTCATGTGTTTACACAACTCTTTGCAAAACCTGATAGACAACCTGAGGAAGATTTAAAACTTGCAGAGGGACTAATCAACAGACTTACGATTTTATCTGCAGCTCCATCTGCACAAATACAAAAAGGTTCTGCACCATTTGTTAACACTTCAGTGTTCGGTGGTGGGGATATAAAAAATTCTGCGTGGAATTTTACAGGAATCGTTGCACCTCTTCCTATCTTACAAGAGAACACATACGGTGTAGGAGTCACAACTGCAACTCCACCATTTAGTGGTACACCAAACTTTGACGGAACAGTGCGTAGTGCGCCGTTGATTGTTACTGCAAACGATGAGATTTACCCATCGATAGTGTTAGAAGTGTTACGTGCATATTACGACCAACCAAATTATCAGACAAGAGTCACAGAAGACGTAGGTATTGAATGGATTCGTATGGGGAGAGAAGACCCTATAGAAACGACTCCAACAGGAGACATATTAATCTCCTATTGGAATCACTTTGAGAGAATCTCAGCAGTTGACCTTACGCAGTCAGATATTCAGGATAAGATTCTAATTTGGGGTCTAACGGCAGAGGGTCTGAATAATCCAGTTTCAACTCCAGTGGGTACAATGTATCCCCACGAAGTTCAAGCCTCAATTCTCCAAACCGTCTTACAAGAAGTTCAAATACAACAATCCTACTATCTTGAATTTCTAGAAATTGTTCTTCTTCTGTCAGTCCTTCTAATGACGTTGGTAATGGTCTACAAACTTCCCACAACTCTTGGGGTGTTAGGTTGTCTAAGTGTTGTAGGATTTCAGGTGGGTGGGGGTTTATATTTGTGGACTTCAAGTCTCGTTCTTTTCGATACCTTCTACTCATCTATCGCCTCCTTGATAGTTTTCGGTCACGCATCATATAATCAATACTATAAGACTTATCAACTCAAGGAACAGATTAGAAAACAGTTCCAAAAGTATTTATCTCCTGACATGGTCAAACAATTACAGGACAATCCTGATATGTTAGTGTTGGGTGGTGAGAGAAAAGAAATGACATTTTTGTTCATGGACATTTGTGGATTTACTCCAGTGTCAGAATACTACAAAAACAACAATGACCCTGAAGGTTTAGTCGAACTTATTAATAAATACTTAGACACAATGACCAAAATTATACTTGCAAATGGTGGAACCATCGACAAGTATATGGGAGATTGTATCATGGCGTTTTGGAATGCTCCCTTAGACTGTGAAAATCACGCAGGTATGGCAGTTAAATCTGCAAGGGAAATTTCAGAAAAAGCAGATGAACTTATCACAGAACTTGAAGAGATGGGTCTTCCTAGGATTGATGTTGGTATCGGTATCAACACAGGCGAATGCATTGTCGGAAACATGGGGTCAGAACTTAGATTTGACTATTCCGTCATTGGAGACGCCGTCAACTTGGCATCTAGACTCGAAGGACAAACTCGCAATTATGATGGGGTACGAGTGTTGTTATCATCCACAACTGCTGGAAAGTGTCAAGATGGATTCTTTACAAAAGTCGATTCGATTAAAGTTAAAGGAAAATCCGAATCAATTGAGGTCTATACCCTTTGATTCAAGACCACGTGTAGACAAATACACAATGTCTGCATTTTGGTTATTACAATTTGCAGATGTTTGGACAACTGACAGAGGGATGGATTATGATTGTATCTTTGAAGCAAATCCCCTTTTACCTGAAGTACCTAGTTTTAATAGACTGATATTACACAAGACATTACTTTTATCACCATTCTATGCTCTAGAAGAAGAAGGCACACTTACATATGGAGATATGTTTCTACCCTTTGTGATGACTGCATACGTAGTACATAATAACTTACAGGTAATTGACCGTGCATCACAACGTTGTAAAAAACGATAAATAAAATCATAATAATAATAATGGAGTAAATCATGCCCGTGAAATTTGGAATGAGTGTAGTAAATATTAATAGAGCAAACGGAAAGAAAAGTATCTCTCATGAATACATGAAGCAGAAAACAATCGATGAGTTAGTTGAGTTCTATAATGAAAACAAAAAACCTAAACTCAGACGTAAAGTAAAAATAGAAATCGAAAGAAGAAACAAACTTGGAAAATCAAACATAGTATTCTCCTAAATACTATTGTTACAATTATGTGACAGTTCAATGACAAGTAGGTTACAACCGAAGAAGTCAAAGAGTCACAGAACGTAACAATAACATAGGAGATTAAAATGCAAAATTTAGCATCATGGTCTGCCGATGTGAGATACTTCTTCATTGGTAGATTCAAAGAATTTGACAAGTTAATGAAACGTAATCAGTTTCATAAGGTTTGTAATAGATTTTTAAAATAATTTAAAAAACCACTTGAAAAAATAGTATTTGATACTATATAATAGTAGTGCATATGCGAATAATCGGTATGCACTATTTTAACTTGCTTAATAAAGGAGAAAATATGACTATCTTTGATGATATCTATGGGAGATCATTCCCATTCGCAATTGGGTTCGACAGAACTCTTCAACTGTTAGAGAAGGCTGCAACAGTCCCATCTAATGTTTCCTATCCACCTTACAACATTGTTAAGATTGACGATGAATCTTACAGTGTAGAACTTGCAGTCGCAGGATTCAAGAAAGACGAAATCTCAATCTCAAAAGAGGCAGAGACTTTGACTATTGAAGGTAAAATAGATTCTAAGGAAGAAAAAGAGTTCGTTCATAAAGGACTTGCTTCTCGTTCATTCAAAAGAACTTTCACACTCGCAGAAGAAATTGTTGTAGAGGGTGCAAAACTTGAGGATGGTATTTTAAGTGTTTCACTTAAGAGAGTAATTCCTGAAGAAAAGAAACCAGTTTCTATCAAAATTTCTTAAAAAACCCCTAGACAGGACGTTACCCCTTGTTGTATAATGAGGGGTATACATAACCTAGGAGTATATTATGTTTAACCCTGAAATAGGTACACAAGTACCTGACGTTATTCTACCTATCAGAGTTGCAGGTGAGTGGCAGAATCTGAGTACTGGTGCCCAGTTTGCAGGAAAAAGAGTAGTGTTGTTTGGATTGCCAGGCGCATTTACCCCAACCTGTTCAACTAACCAAGTACCAGCATTTGATAAACTTGCTGACCAATTCTTTGCAAAAGGTATTAACGAAATTTATTGTGTATCAGTAAATGATACATTTGCAATGAACAAGTGGTTTGAAGATTTAAGAGTTCAGAACATCTTCCCATTACCTGATGGTAACGGAGAGTTCACAGAACTATTTGGTGCATCCGTACAGAAAGCAAATCTAGGATTTGGTATCAGGTCTTGGAGATATGCAGTTGTACTGAATGATGGTAAAGTAGAGAAAGTATTCTCAGAGGAAGGTTTTGGTGATAACATCGAGACTGACCCATATGAGGTATCTACACCTGAGAATGTATTAGCAAATCTCTAAAAACCCACTTACATAAACCACTCTTTTATAGTATAATGAAAGAGTGGTTTTTTTGAGCATTTATGGAACTAACTAAACAAGACACAATTCAAGTTGCAACGAAAGTTATGGAATACTTCCATGACTTTAATCGTATTGATGATTATTTTCGTGTAAGAAAAATTGAAAGGGTGAAGGACTTACCTGCACCACTGCTTGGTTTTGGACTTGAAGATGACATGTTCCAACAACATGATATGCATCCTATGGACATGAATTTTGAAGTTGCAAAACTTCCTAATGAAACCTTTGATGCAATGATTGAAAAGGTTGCATCATTTTCACCTGATGAAAATCCAGGCAAGACTTTAAAACTTGTGGTGAAAGAAACCAACACTAATACTGTAGTTGGGTTCATTCGTTTTGGTTCACCACTAATTAACTCAAAACCACGTAATGATTATCTTGGTCAGACACCTGACTTAGACATCTTCAACAAACGTGCAATCATGGGATTTAATATTGTCCCTGTACAACCATTCGGATTTAATTATCTTGGTGGTAAACTTCTTGCGGCTGTGTGTTGTTCTCATGCAAGTCGTAGAATGTTAAATGAAAAATATAATACAGAGTTTTGTTTATTTGAAACTACATCTTTGTATGGTAACATCAAAGGTGCAAGTATGTACGATGGTATGAGACCGTATCTAAGATATAAAGGAGATACACAAAGTCAATTTCTTCTGACACTTGGCGAAGAGATATACTTTGAATTAAGAGATTGGTTTGAAACACGAAATGATAGCGAACCATTGATTCATAAAGGTGCATCATCACGTAAACTTAAAATGCAGACTAAGATGGTGGGTATCATTAAGTCAAATCTTAAAAAATATGACACCACTGCATATGAACACTTTTGTAAAGTGATGAATACTGCACAAGATGTAACGACACAGAAACGATTCTACATGTCAGAGTATGGTTACACAAATGTACGTGATGTATTATTGGGTAAAACAGAAACGCTAAATAAAGCTGAGAACTTTGATAGATTTGAATTTGAAAATGTCATTGCATGGTGGAAGAAACATGCATCAAAAAGATATGACAATATTAAACAACAAGGTAGACTGAGAACAGAGTTAGAAGTATGGAATCAGGAAACCATGAACAAGATAGATATAATAAGATGACAATAGGATTTACATGTGGTGCATTTGACCTCTTACATGCAGGTCATGTGGTTATGTTAAAACAGGCAAAAGAAAACTGTGACCATCTTATTGTAGGATTACAGACAGACCCATCTATCGACAGACAAGAAAAGAATCAACCAGTACAATCTGTCTACGAGAGATTTGTACAATTAAATGCAGTGAAATATGTAGACGAAGTGATACCATATGACACTGAACAAAGTCTATTAGACTTGCTTGAGTCGACACCTATAGATGTTAGATTTGTAGGTGAAGACTATAAAGACAAACACTTCACAGGTGAGGAACTACCGATTAAAGTGTTCTACACTAACAGAAAACATTCATTTTCAACATCATCGTTGAGGGATAGAATTAAGTTATAAGCGGATATAGTATAACGGTTATTACTCCTGTTTACCAAACAGGGAATGTGAGTTCGATTCTCACTATCCGCTCCATTTTATTATGCTAGATAAATTTTATACAGACCAAGAGATTGCAAAAACAATTAGGATTTTAGTGTATCCTAACATCACATGGCAGAAAGATTTGGAAAAGGATTCTTATGTTCAAGTGTTAAAGAATATGATTCGTGAAACACAAGGACATAATTTCTTTTGGCATATTATTTCTCCTGAATATATTGATGGTTTGACCTTCGACAACACAGAACAAATGTTTGCATCTTTACCAACCTATCCTCCTGCAATGAGAAGTCATTTTGATGTAATGCACATGAAAACTTTGCTTAGTCATGATAAAGATTTTGATATCGTGATGTCGCATTTACCTGAACATACACATCAACTAGTCAACACAATGTATAATCTAACACATCATACACCTAAGGTTATGGGGTATTCTCATTGGTTTGACTTTGACCATATTGTTGCATGGTTTAAAGGTGCATTTAATCAAAATATGCTTGGTCTCTTAGAATACGAGAAGTGTTATATCAACACACAAGAACAAAAGAGGATGGTACTAGAACAAGCAAAACAAAGGTTTAATGAGTCTACAATAGATAATTTAGATAAGATACTACAAGTACAACATCTAGGTGTTAGAGAAGAGGAGATTGTAGAACCAAATGACTCACCTGACAGGGTTATTGTATTCAATCATAGATGTGAAGCATACAAACACTTTGACCATTTTGTCTCATTGATGGATAAACTATATTCACAAAGACAAGACTTTAAAGTGTGGATACCTTTGTTTGAAGGTGATGTACCACGTGAGTACATGACAAATGAAAAGTTTGACAAAAGAGGATACTATAACAAACTTAGAAATTGTTTGGTTGGATTTGCACCACAACAAAAGTATGGTGGTTGGAGTGTAGCTGCAACTGATGGTTTG